ATACCCTCCGATTCGGTAGTGATTTCTTCTGTAGTTTCTTCTACGTTTTCAGTCTCTTGGACAAGTTCTTCGTTTTCCATAACAAATTCCTTCCTATTTTTTCGTTTGTGTTTGCTTCACATAACCATATCTTTTTAAGTCATAAATGCTTGGACTAAAAAAAGTACTATGTAGTACTTCCTTCCATTGTTTCATTTATCTGTGCTGCTTGATCTTGAGGTGTTGCACTTAAGAACTCATTAGCTCTTTGTTGCATCATTTGAGCTTGTGCGTTAATCATAGCTATCTTTTCTTTTTCTTCCATTATCTTGTCGCATATATCTAATAGCTCTTGTTTTGGTGCAGTTGCATCATCTGGTAATGCTTCTGCATAGTATTTTAATTCACTAACTCTTTGAGCATTAAAGAATCCAGCTTTTAAGTAGTTTTCTAAACTTAACTCTCTAGCATATCTATCAAATGCTCCTTTAGGTGTTATATCTACCTTAACAGTTCCTTCTAGGTTCTCTAGTACTGTTGCTGGTACATCTACTATTTCAATATATGTTTCTCCAGTTGTAGGATCATTTATTTCTCTTTCAAGTTTCATACCTTCTGGAGTGTATATATTCCACATATCTAGCCATATTCTTGCTATATCTTCTATAAATGTCTTTAAACCAGTTAATTGTTTGACTAATGGTTGTTGTGATGCTTGTTGTACTGCTAAAATTGCTTTACCACTAGCACTTTCTGGATTAATTCCACCTGTTGCTATATCTCCAGCATTCTTTAAATCTCTTGTTATTCCTATTAAGTCATTGATTACTTTAGATACATCAGTACTCATAGAAGCTGGTTGTACATAACTAAATATCTTGCTTACATCATCTACAGAAGCTCCGTTTTTAGTCTTGATTATTCCACCTAGAGAATCTAAAGCATCTGGATTACTTATCTTCTCCATATTAGCTACTTTTTGAGGATATGCACATTGTTTTACACTTAATAACATTCTAGCTAGTGTCTTATTTAATTCTCTTTGATTAGGTATTAAAGTTCTAACTTCGCCTTCTCCTCTAGACCATCCTTTTTTTTGCTTCCAAATAAAATGAGCTATCGGATATAACGTTAGCTCTGTATTAGTTGCTTTAACTATGTCTACTTGTTTAGTACTTTGAGCAAACCATACTCTACCATTTTCTTTCCATAGTTTAGTTACTAAAGTACACATATCATCTTTTTCTCTTTTAGCTTCATCTCCAGCTTGTGTAGTAGTGTCTTTATCACCTATGATTAATTCTATCTTTTTAGGACTAACTTTATTCTGTTTAGCTAGTTCTCTTACATCTTTAATAGGTTTTCTTTGAGCTATTATGATATAAGGTTGGTCTTGTATGCTATCATCTTGTTCATTTCCGTATTGAATATCATTTTTATTAATGATCTCATTGATAGGACTTTGATTTTCGGTATCATAGTTTACATACATAATACCTTCATCATTTATAGCTGCATCATCACTTATTCTACGGATTTTAATATCCATCTGGTCTTTTTCCCATATCTTTGCAGCTTTTCTATTTAACATCTTACAGGTTTCTTCTGCAGTCTTTCTAAACTCTCTGTTAAAGTTTTCACTACTGTAATTTATTGCCCATAAGTTTTGATTAATAGTACTTACTTTATAATTTACTATGGTTTCTATGAAGTTGTATTGAGCTTCTTCTAATCCACCTAGACTAGCTCCTTCCCATTGATTACCAGAATACATACGATAATTCTCATCAGTTTCATCATATACGTTATTCATTTGTAGGAAGTCTATACCTCTTTCATATAGTTCCCATATATCAGTTTTCTTAATTTCTTCTGTGTCCATATAAACCTCCTATCTAGGTACTTCCTTTTGTCCTCGGCTAGTTCCATCATATCTATCTATATTTTCAGCAATAGTCTTATAGATTTCTTGCTCTTTTTCGGATTCTCTTTTTGAGTAATGTTCATCAATACTCTCTTTAATTGTAGTAATTGGGTTTACTATCTTGATTTCTTTTTGTGTCTTAACGTATGCTCCTAGAAAAAAAGCTATACACATACTAACACCATATATTATTAATTCTATATACTCCATATATCCTCCTATATTATTACTATCTTTTCACCATAATCAGATGTATTTTCATATTGCTTAAATGTATCAAATTCAGGATATAAGCTAATAGGTTCTTCATAAGTAGATACTTGACTTCTTATTTCGTATGCTATTGCTAATCCCATCATTTCATCATCATGTCCACCTTCTGGAGCTTCTATTCTACCTTTTTCGTTACGTATGATAGTTAATAGCTCCTCTAGTGTATCTCTATCATTTAAGAGTTCTATATGCTCTCTTACTATTTCTATTAATGCACTAATAATAGTCGGTCTTGTAAGTGAAGTAGTCCTAAATCCGAATTTCTTTTCAGTCTTACCTGTATAAGTGTCTATAGCTTCTCTTACATATTGATTATAATAACCTAACCTTTGTAGCTCTCTTATAGGGTAGCTATCAAAATTAGCTTCTATTCCTATTAAAGCTTCTTCTTTTATTCCTCTAGTTACGTTGTAATAACTATAGTACTTTCCTAAACAATACATTTGCCTAGTATATAAATCTGCATCAAATTGGTTTCTAAATGTTGCTACTTGCTCTCCAGTACTTGCATCTAGTACATGAGCAGTATAATAATCCGATCCATCTCCTGCAGTATCTCCACCTATACAAAACCTTGCTGCCTTTGTATCTGGTAGTCTGTAAATATTTATATATCCCTCTTTATCATCTATCCATCTAATATTGGTTATCTTTAATCCATCATAATCATAGATAAAATAACCTGTTTTAATAGGTTTAGGAATATTCTCTAATCTTAACATTATCTTTTCTTTGTCAAATACTGATGTACCACTAACTATAAATGCTTCGTGTGGATTCATAGGATATTCTTGTTTGAATAAGTTTATATCTCCTCCACAGTTATTAGCTATACACCATCTTCTCCATGTTAATTGTTCATTTGTTAGATTATAGGTTTCTTTTAACGTTTGTTCTTCACTTGTTAAATCAAAACCTGTATATGGCATCTGATATTCTTTTAAATCTTGCCATCCTACAAATAATGGAACAAAATCATTTTCTCCTTTTACTGCTTTATCCCATAATTCTTTATAATATTCATAACCATTAGCAGTACTTTCTATTATTACCATAGTGTTTGGTAAGTTTGGTACTGACTGCATTAATCCTATTAAGGTTTCTTTAGCTCCATTTCCCCAGAATGCTAACTCTGATATATGTAGGTTATTAAATGTATCAGAACGTCCTACACCATCAGCTCCAGCAGTCATACATTTTATTTTACTTTTAAGTCCTGTTCCTTCTTGGTTATCAAATATCAATTCTTTTGCATTACTTGACTTCTTGGATGGTTTCATTTCTGGTGGTAAATTATCATATATTCTTTTGCTCATATTGAATAAGTTGGTAGTAGCTTCTTCTTTATGAGCTATAATACCAGTATTTATATTAAACTTTGTAGCAGTCTCTTTAAATAATATAGATTCTGTTAGAGTACTAAATCCCATCTGCCTAGCTTTTAGTATTATGATCCTTACTGGTTTGTTTTGTTTCTTTTGTTCTTTAATAATGTCATATAACCTTTGTTGAGGTTCATTTAACTTAAAATCTACTATCATTCCAGATTTATCTCTAATCTTTACAAAGTTCTCTATATACTTCTTTGTATTAATATTCATTATCATCAGCTACTTGCTTTAATTTTTCTTCATAACTTAAATTTACATTGGTATCTACTTCTTGTTTATCTATCCATCCATAATTATTTTTTAGGTTGAATATGACACCTGCAGTATTTCCACCATTAAATAGTTTTTCTTCTGCATAATTCTCTACTATACATTTGATTTTTTTTAACGTGGGGAAAAACTCCTCTTTTTCTTCATAATTTAATAGTGTTTTCCTATCGGTATCTAATGCAATAGCAAGTCCTGTCATTGTATATGGTCTACCTTGTTCATCACATAATTCAAAATACTCTTTTGCTGCTTTTTCTATTTGTTCAAAAGATTCAAATTTTAATGGTCTACCTCCAGCCATGCTATCACTTCCTTTCCATCAAAAAAGAGCTATAAAGCTCTCTACCTTTTACCCCTGTTTCTCTAACCATTCAGGGGATTAGTCCTATGATAAGAGAAATTAGTACTTAATAGTACCTTAGAAATAGATAAGATACTTGACAATGCACACTGGAAAGATTAACAAGTTTTATCTACCTCTAAGCTACCATTAGGTAGCCAAATTGGAGTACTAGGTATGGGATTTACCCAGTTACATAATAACATATTTTTTTTATCATTTTTTATCATCTTTTAAAATTTGATGTATTGTACTCAAATATCTATACACTTGAGCTATAGAATAGTTTACTCTAGTAGTTATTTCATTAGCTTTTAATCCATCTATGTATCTAGCTACAAATACCTTT